TGCGCACTTGCTCTGAGAGCGTCCCAGAAAAAAGGTTCAGTCCAAAATACGTCGCAATGATTCGGCTGGAACACAACCATCGATGTTAATCGACAGGAGGGATCTGCATCATCAAATAGCATAGGCTGGGCATAAGGTATATACCAAACCTTTCTAGCGACGTCCACCTGCACTCCAGAATACTCGGAGTACCTGCGTGGTACCTGTAGAATTTCACCGCGACTGTTTGTTGCGGCTATTTCTGTTAACAGGTAACGCGTGGTGATCGGAATGTCATATTCCGAAAAACGAGACGCTAAGCCATTATACAGATAGTAAAGTATGGCTTCGCGCACCTTTTTTGAATCCCTACCTTTGCGGTAGGAATCGAAACTTAAAAAAGGTGAGAACGGTCTTACGTCTACGCCCCTGTAGTAATCTGCTCCACAGGATTCGCGGAAACTAAGGTCTGAGAAAGTCTTGTCGGCATTTAGCTTAAAGCCCATCTCGGGGAAGATCCTACACACGTATTTATGCATCTTACGTGGGTAAATCAAATCATCACCAAAAACGGAGATGATCCCCCTAAACCCTGTCCATCGCTGTATTGACTTCAGCAATGCGTAAAACAAAAGAGTTTGCAGCGAAGAAGTGTAACCACAACCCATCAACATAAATGAGTTGAGAGGCTCACACTCCTTGGTATCGGGCATTTCTATAGAATCTAACCTTGACAGCGTAAACGCTTTAAGCCAATCTTTAGGGATGAGCATAGACATAAGCTCATCAGTAAAAGAATCGCTGGCCGAAGTTAGATCCGCGGTGACCAACCGCTTATCAATAGATGCCTGACGAACTAACGCACGATGAAAGTCTGGTTGAGAGCTCATGTTGATGCCCTCAATCTTTAGACGTTCGACCAACATTGCGGCGAGACCCATTTCACAATAGGTTCCGACGATTGTTGGCAGTGCGATCGTTCTGCAAATCTTCCAAGTCTTGGGTACAGTTGAAAGTGTCAGAGACCGAACTTGTTGATCACCAAAGTTGTGCTTGTTAGCAGCAATAGTGACCAAGGATCGAAGTAGCTCATCGAACTGAAGAGCTCCTTCAAACCATTCAATCTGAAGCCGGGTGCCTGATAGGCACGAAATTCGGTTTGGTAGATAGGCATATTCTGCCCGCAGACCAACCGCGGCTTTTTTTCCGAAACGACACGAGGCGTGGTGTTCCTCGAGGTCGTAATGTCCTAAAATATCGAGAACGATACTTCGAGCTTCCTCTATTACTAGTTTGGAAGTTCGGGACAAAACGATACCTTCAGC